TCACTTTTAAATGTAAGATTACCTTTCAGGAAGCAGTGGTGGAGTCTGATGAGATTGGTAACCGGACAAATAAATGGAAAGACTACTATACCTGCCATGCAACTGTGAGTGGGGAGAACGGATCGGAGCAGAATACAGCCGGACAGATGGTGGAGGATGGAAAAGTAGATTTTACTATCCGCTATTGTAAAAAGGCAGCAAAGATAGATTCGACCGGATTCAGGGTTTCTTTTCAGGGGGAGTTTTATAACATTTTAAGTGTAGATCATATGAATTACAAAAAGAAATGTTTGAAATATAGATGCCAAAAAAAGAGGAGATAGTAGTGAGTGAAAATGTGCGGATAGATCAGCTTGCGGAAGCTGTGATGAAAGGGCTGACAGAGTATGCGGACCTTGCAACAGATGATATGAAAAAAGCTGTAAAGTCGGTGGGAAGAACTGTTCGAAAAGAAATAGAAGCTAATGCACCGGCAGAAGAAGTAGGAGTGAAACAGTTGGAAAAGGAGATTGAGAGGAGCCTGCATAATGGATAAGATTCTTGCTGTGTTGCGGGAAACAGGAATTTCTTTTGCATATGACCACTTTGCAGAAGGAGAAGCGGTAGAGCCACCGTTCATCTGCTATCTATTTCCGGGGAGTAACAACTTTGCAGCAGATGGAAAGGTTTACCACAAAATTGGAAGAGTAAATATTGAATTGTATACAGATAAGAAAGATTTAAAAGCAGAACAAAAAGTGAAGGATGCTTTAGATGCAGCTTCCATTTTTTATGCAAAATCCGAGGTTTGGATTGACAGTGAAAAACTATATGAAGTTCTTTATGAGATGGAGGTTTAGGAATAACTTTAGCAGAGAGTTAAAAATTATCATGTTATAGTATCGACAAATGAAGGATTTTTGCGTATAATATCACGAAATAGAAAGTCTATTGTGATTAAAAATTCAAGAAAGGTTGTCGTAAAAC